CTGCTTGTTTACAATAGTCTAACTTGTCATATGTACGACTCATCTCGTTCATTGTCTGAACTTTTATGTTTTCAGTAATATCTAAATCGTCGAATAATAAACCTGTGTCAATTCGTAGGTTTAGTAGACGCTGTTTGATTACTGCTAACTCATTAGTAATGCGTCTGCTTTCTTTGATTTGTCTAGATATATTGCATTGTCTACACATTTTATTTGTCCTTTCCATAGCCTAGTCTATGTATTTTGTTTGACGCTTTGGTAGTCTGTCTGCCCATCTTCTGGACTAACTTCTCATACCAGTCGTCTTTCTTTTTCTTAGTCTTAAATGTATCGTCTATCCATTGGTTATATTCTACCCTGTTGATACGACTGTGTGTCTCAAAACGACTACGAGGTGTACATACGACCAACCTGTACCCGTCTTTCATCAACAGCTTACGACATTGCTCAACTACAAACAAGCATTCTTTCATACTCGTCGCGTCTACAACTGCCGTCGTGTCTTGTATATTATTGACTATGGTAATCTCCCAAGTCTTATCATACTCGACTGGAACGATAGATATGTCTAACCCAACAGGTAGCGTCTCCATCTCTACGACTTCTTCTACCCAATGACTTTGCCCACACTTGTCGCATGAACACTTGTGTCGTTGTATCATAGTATCTGTCATAACTTTGTCCTTCCGTCGGAGTGGCCTAGTCCCGACTATTCTATCAGCCAAAACAATTTACGAATTTCTAGAATAAGTTGCAACCGAAAGATTTGACGCCATCTAGTTTCCGTCGGAGGGTTGCCCACCATTTAGCTGGTTAAATAACGACACATAGTCTAGCTTCCGTCGCGGGGAAGTTCGTCAAGCATAGTCGAGCTACGTCGACGGGGAACATAGTCGAGCATAGTCGAGCTCCGACGCAGGGGAAATGTTGAATAAAAAAAAAGAGTGGCGACCGAAGCCGCCATCTCTTATCTTGTCAGGTTATTTTGATAGTTTCTTAATAAGCCTGGACTGTACTTCACGTACATTTTCCAGTGTTTCTATCTGATAGCGAAGATTTTGTATCTCTCTATCACGAACAGAAGACTGGTGAAACTTGATATACTTATCAGTTTCTTCGGTAGTATACATTGATTTAACAGGTATATAACTACCTTTTAAGGCATCATGCATATCTTTTCTGATACGATGTACATACTCTGCGTTCTCAACTAGGAAGTATTCAAAACTTCCAGGTTGTGAATCCATAGTAAACTTACTCATGATTAGTTTCCTTATGATGTGAGGGGACCGAAGCCCCCTCGGGTTAGTATTATGCTTTTTTGATTAGCTCACTGATGTATTCCAAGTGCAATCTGACTTTGTTATTACAATCTGTCAGTGCTTTTGTAATCTCTATCAATGACTTAAGCAACTCTCGTTTTACTTTATCTTCCATTTTGTTTACCTCTATTATATCCGCGTCTGTATGCTTGCATCTCTACAATCATAACTAACTGCATAATATTGGCAATGAATGATATTGCTAAGATAAAACCCAATAACTCTAACATAAGTTGTTCCTTTCTGTTGTTTAAGTGTTGCGGGTTTCTGTTGCCAGGTACCCGCGGACCCCGAGGCTAAGTCAGTCGGTGATGATTGCTATACCTTGATTTCGACTTTTACATCTACACAAGGAATACCCATATCTTCTGAACCGCGTTTCTTGAGCTTGAACTTCTTGCTTTTCAACAAGTCGTTAAGTTCATTCATCGCAACTTCAACTGCTTCAAAAGCAGTAGAGAAGTCAGGGTGTTCTGCAATCTGCACTCTATGAGAGGAGGCTCTTGTCCCTTTCTCACGATGTAACTCGTGATAATTGGTAGCAACTAAAGCTAGTTGCTCGTTAGACAAGCCCGCTTTCTTAAGGTTAGAAAATAATCTATCCTTAGTTTCACGAGTAGTAACCGCCTTCTTAGGAAGTGATTTTGCCATGACCAAACTTATCCTTTCTCTCGCCTTCTCAGACGAGCTTAGTTTAATCTAAGTTGAATATATTAGCACCATTTGTTCGCGATACCCCGAGGGATACTCTCTCGCTTATGTGCCTGAATTCCGAATTGTCAAATAATACACTTAAGATTAAGGGTTATATTAATAAGAGTCAATACTTTTTTTTAAATTATTTTAAGAAACCCTGTAAGTGTTGATATTGCTAGACTTATAGTAGCAATTTTTTTTTATTTTTTCTTGACACTCTAGGAATTTTTAGAATTTTTAACCATATATAGAAAATGAGATTTTCAACCTAATTTTGGAATTTCAAACCCAAAAAAGACCACACCCCTATGACGGAAAAAAAGAAACACACAAACTAGGGCAATTTTTTGGTATGGGTCTGGGTATTTAGAACGGTTTTTGGAATTTTGGGTAGGATTTGTTGAGATAGTAGGATTCGACGACTAGAAAAATTTTGGGAAAAAATTTTGCGTAGAGACCCTCTCTAGAACACCGAGCATTATTTAAGAAATAGATTTAATATTCTAAGTCATTTACGAACACCGAACATTAAGTGTTTTTTTTCGTCCTTCGGACTGTCAAAGTTACCTTGTTTTACTTATTGTAGTCAAGGATTATTTTATTTTTTCTATTTGTATACTTGTTTAGAGCATTAGAAACTAGAACATTGGGACGTCGTGCGATTTTTTTACGTTTTTTTGCTTTTTTATTTGACTTGTGTAGGAATATTTACCTAATTTGCATACACAATTAACTTATGGGAGTAAAAATGAGCGATAAAAAGGCTATGGAATTGAATATTGGTGGACATTTGTACAAGATTGTAGAGTTACCATTAGAACATGAAGATAATGACAAAGAATTGTACGGTAGACACCTAGTAAAAGATAATATTATTTTAATTAATGAAGGTATTGAAAAATCACGTAAACTAGAAACATTAATTCATGAAATATTACATGCTATTTGCTATAATACTGGATTAGAACACGATGAAAGACAAATAGAAGCATTAAGTAATGGATTGTTTCAATTAGGAATAGGAGAATATCTGTGGAAGAAATCACAAAAAAAATAATTGAAGCTAAAAAAGCAGGTGATTACGAATTAGTACAAAAACTACAGCAAAAAATGGATAAATTACAAAATATTGCGTGGGGAAAACTAATAAGAGAACTAGAAGACGTAGCTGATAGAGAGGATTTTCCTAAGAAATGACAAATAATCAAAGAATTTTAGAGCTCATATCTAAAAGATTAGAAATAGGAGCTAAAAAATACGGCAATCAAGTGCCAGTAGATGGTAGTAGAGACAATCTAAAAGAAAGCATAGAAGAATTACTAGACCTATGCGTATATCTATCTGCAGTAGCATTAGAATTGCATGAACAGTACATTAATAATAAAAGAGGCAAATAATGGCTATAAGATGGACAGAGGATGAAATTAGGATATTAGACCAGTATGAACGTACTGCTAAGTCCGCTTTTACTCTCTATCAAGAAATACGTATTGCTGGGTATAATAGAACATATAAAGCAGTAACACGTAAATTAGAATCACTAGGTTTGAGAAAACCTTATAGATATACAACAGGTCACGAAAAAACAATTGGATACTTAGATATTGAATCAACTGGATTTAGTGCTAATATCGATGTTATGTTATCCTGGTGTATAAAAGGAAGAGGTGACAAGAACGTTGCTGGTGCTAAAATAACGAGAGAAGAGCTAATGTCAGAAAAGCAAGATGCTAGGATTACAGAGCTATTAGTAGAAGAAATGAACAAGTATGATGTAATATTTACATATTATGGTACTAGGTTCGATATTCCTTTTATTAGAACTCGTGCACTATATCATGGAACGTACTTCCCTCTTTACAGACAAAAATCACATAAAGACTTATATTATGTAGTAAGAAGCAAACTAAAGCTTCATCGCTCATCACTTCAAGCTGCCACAGAGTTTTTTGGTATTGCTGGTAAAACACGAGTAAAACCAGATATGTGGAGAAAAGCTAGATATGGAGATGAAAAAGCAATGAAGTATGTTTACGACCATAATGTAGCTGATGTAGTAATATTAGAAAAACTACACAGGAAGTTAGAAGAACACGCACCACCTATGGTGAGACCATTATAAGGAGTATTAAATGGCTAAGAAAAAAGAAGATACATTTAAATTAGTTCATGAAGGTAAGGAAATGGAGTTTAGTCTATCTGACTTATCTGAAGAAGCTAGATTAAACTATACTAGAGCAAATGAAATAGCAACTCAAACAGTTCGTATAGAACAACAATTAGTTGAGATGAGATTCTTGATTAATAACTATATTAAGTTTGTTGCTAATGAGCTTGACGAAAATAAGAGTAAATAGTTATATTTATGAAAGAACGTGTTGTTAAAGGTGTAACTCACTATCTCTTTGAAGACTTGAATGAATTTAGAGATAAATACGTTACACTTCCTATAGTTAGAGAATGGAGACATTCCAACAAAGGAGATTGGATACTGACTGATGATGGTCAAGTATGTCAAGTGTTACACCTTGGCGTTCTTAAAAAAAGCGATAGAAAGAAAGAAACTACTTTTATTAGAACTATTATGGGTTCATACATATGCAGCCCTTCTGTAGTAATAAAAGGAGAGATGAAAACAAATATGCATACTTTTTCTACCGCTGGAGAATCTCCTTCTGTTAGAAAGAAAAACAGAAAGAAAGTTACAGATAAAGAATTTTTATTTGGTAAGTATGTAGCAAAGGGAGATGAAGTAGTAGAAGCTTACATGAAAGCATTTCCTAGCAAGAATGAAAATTACGCAAAATCACAAGCAAAGTTATTGCTTAAAACCGATAGGGTAAAAAAATTGATTAGAGAAGAAATAGATAAATACTTGAATGAAGCTGAGATTACTCCAACATACTTGTTGGAAGAAATGAGAAACATTATAGATAAAGGCGGTTCATCAGATAGAGACAAGATTACTGCCATAACAACATTAATGAAAATATCAGGAATGATGGAAACTCAAAAGACCACAGAGTCTGTTACATTGTTTCAAGGTTTTTCAAAGGAGCAATTAGATGCAATTCAAGGTTCCAAATACAAAAAATTGGCGGAAGTTAAAAAAGATAGTGAAAAGTAACCGATGTGTTATTTGTTGCTATAGATTATATAAAACTGCAATATACGTTTGGGATAAAGACGAGAAAGATTGTACTCACGTAAAGTGTTTCAATTGTCTTAGTGTTTATGATAATGAGTTTGAATTAACAGATGTAGGATTACCAAGACAAACAGGAGAAGCATGAGATTAGCAGTATATGGAACACTTAGAAGAGGTTACGAAAAAACAGGTAAAGTAAAAGGTTTTAGTTTAGTTTTTCCTGGACATAGAAACTTTCCAGCTCTTGTAAAGAATGAAAAAGGCAAAGGAGCTGTTGTAGAAGTTATAGATGTTACAAAAGAAGATTTAATAATGTATGACAAGTATGAGTCTACAGATGCTGGATTGTATATTAGAACAACAGTAGATGTAATACTAGATGACACTAAAGAAAAAGAAAAGTGTTGGGTTTATGTAGCAGGTCCTGTTTTATGGCAGAACACTAGTATGTTTACTGAAGTTCCTGATGGTGATTGGTTATCACCTAAAACTCTTGTAATGATGGACAGGGTATATGAAAAAGAATACGAAGAAGCCAGATAAATTTAATATTATACCACCTGACTTATCTGCAAAAGAAAAAGCGTTAGAGTTAGCAAAAAAAGATATAGTTACTTTTGGACAAATGTTTTTGCCAGAAGATT